TGTGATCGGCTACCTCTTGAACAGGACAATGGCATCTGTGCGGGCTAGGTACCACAAACTTTATCAATACAAGAAGGAGCAGAAATGAATCGTGACGACATCATCCGCATGGCGGACGAGGCACAGTTGATTGCAGTGATGGAGATGTTTCAGGATGAACTTATAAACTTCGCCGCCCTTGTCGCCGCAGCAGAGCGGGAGGCGTGTGCGAAGGTGTGTATGGAAGAAGCGCCGTCACTGGACGGACAACTGTGCGCCGCAGCCATCCGCAAGCGAGGTGAGAAATGAACCGCGACGAAATCATCAAGCTGGCGCGGGAGGCTTGTGATCGCGACACGGTGGACGCGTGGCACAACAACTTTTGGACATTGACTCAGGAAGAACTCGAACGATTCGCCGCCCTAGTCGCCGCAGCAGAGCGGGAGGCGTGCGCGCATCTGCTGGAGTCGTTCGCGTGGTCCGACGACGCACGATTTTTTGCCAGCGCCATCCGCAAGCGAGGTGAGGAATGAAAAAGACCATGGTTGATCCCCCAATGGGGCATAGGTACGGGTTCCCCAAGGCGTGTCCACGGGAAGTCCTGAACGACGAAAAGAAGTTCGGGAAATGGCTGATTGAGCAGGGCTACCCCGATGCGAACCCCCCGTATGTTCGTACATGGGAGGAAGGAGAGTGACCCATACCATCCTTTGGCAAATGGAGTATAAGCAGTGACCCCCGACGAATTGCGCCATCTGTTGAACCACCCGTTCTTCAACTACGCGTTCGGGTTCGTGATTGCGTCCGTATGTTTCATGGTTATCGAATACATCTTGAAGAGCGACGACGAATGACAACGAGAAAACTCAGTGCCCAGACTGTGCAGCGTATGCTCAAACACAAGGTACCGAAGTGCCAGTATTGCCAAACTGGACAATTTGCGTATACTCCTGTGCAAACGATGGGCGGCATCCGGTGGAAGTGCTACCCATGCTTTGAAGCCACGATCCACCGAATCCCATCCAAGGTGCGCCATGAAGCTATACGATGTTCCTCGCGGAGCGAGGATCAAGGTAATCGCAGTCCCTGAAACTGGGCAGACCTATAACGAAGTTCTGCAATTCCAGTACTGCGATGGGATGTTCGGGCTTTGTTATGGAGAGGATGGTAAGCCTGTTCACATTGACGCATTCACAAACGTCCAAATCCAAGATGAGGAGAGATAGATGAGTCCTAGAAAATTGAAAGCCGAGCTGTTGGATGATGTCGTCATCCGTGATGAAGACTCTTGGGGCGCTGGCGCGTTCCTTGATGATCACGGTAGTTTTGTACACCGCAACGTGCGGCTGTATCGCAGCAAAATCTACAACTCACTGGAGACTACGATCCTGATCGGTGACGGTGGGAAGTCTGTCATGTTTTTCCTTCGTGCCGAGGGGGAGAAACCCACTGAAATCCTTGAGTCTGCGCGGGCGAGTGAACGCAAGCTGTCATTGCTCATCCGTGAGTTGCAGGCGATTCACTCGCAGTTCGCAGAGAAAGCCGCGACCCTTGCTATCGAGGCGGGCGGTGACTCCTGAAGGGAAAGTAAAAAAGCGCGTCAAGGATGTGCTGAAATCTTTGGACGCTTACTACGCCATGCCCGTTGGTGGTGGTTTCGGAAATTCCGGCGTACCAGACTTCCTGATTTGTATATCCGGTACATTTGTGGGGATCGAGACCAAGGCTAACGGCGGCAAGCCCACCGCTTTGCAGGAAAAGAATCTTGAACAGATTCGTCAGGCAGGCGGTGTGGCTTTGGTGATTGACGAGAAGAACGTAACTGAGTTGGAAACTATCCTGAGGAATATCAAGTGAAGAAGCAGAGCAACGCAGCGAAGATTCGTGTCCTTCTGGCCGAGGGTGTGTCTGTGCAGGACATCGCCAAGAAGCTGAAGCTGAACGTCAACTACGTTCACCAAGTGAAATGGCAATGGGGAAAGATGCCCAAGGGTGCAGAGAAGCCGAAGAACAAGATCATCACGCTCAAGGAACTGGGCGAGCAGGTCCAGAAGGACTACGAAGCAACGGTCAACCATCCGCCGCACTACACCGCTGGTGGTATCGAGACGATTGATTTCATCGAGGCGAAGGGGCTGGATTACCATCTGGCTAACGTCATCAAGTACGTTTCCCGTGCTGGGAAGAAGGGCGATATGCTTGAGGACTTGAAGAAGGCTCAGTGGTATCTGAACCGCCGCATCGAGCGGGCGACAAAGACCGCCTGACTGGGCGGGGGAGAAACCCCCCGTATCCTATGTACTCTACAAACCTTGAGGACTATCTTGGATGCAGGGCGCTATGGATAGCTGTGCTTGTACAAGGCATCAAGGACATAGATGACTTTGACAAGTCCTTGGCAAGGCAAGCGAAAGATTGGGTGTTCTCTAGCGACATATCCCAACCTTCGTTCATCTGGATATGTTCAATGCTGGATATCCCCGCTGAAGAGTTACTGACGCGCTGCATTACGAGGCATGGGCGGATCACCCTGCTGGGCGGTTCGTATATACAAAACATTGATAGGAGAGGTTCGTGAGTTTCATCACCCTAGACTTTGAGACGTTCTATTCCGACGATGTTGGCTTCAAGAAGCAGACAACCGAGGAGTACATCCGCGACCCGCAGTTTGAAGTGATTGGCGTCGCCGTCTCTGTTGATGGTGGTGAACCCGAATGGTTTTCAGGAGGTAGGCATGAGACGAAACTTTGGCTTTCCCGCTTCGACTGGCAGGACTCAGCAGTCCTGTGCCACAACGCAATCTTCGATGGAGCCATCCTTGAGTGGATCTTCGACATCCACCCACGCTTCTACTACGACACGCTCTGCATGGCACGGGCGATTCATGGCGTGGATGCGGGGGGATCCTTGGCTGCGCTTACTCAACGCTATCAGTTGGGAGCAAAAGGCACCGAAGTCGTGGACGCTATTCGTAAGCATCGTTGTGATTTTTCCGTGGACGATCTTCGTCGCTATGGCGATTACTGTCGTAACGATGTTGCTCTTACTTTTAACCTATTTACTGTTCTCAGTATGGGCTTTCCTGATACTGAATATAGTCTCATTGATCTGACCATCAAGATGTTCACCCGTCCCCAGTTGATGGTGGACGACGGGCTTCTGGTTGGCAGACTGGAGGCTATCAAGACCGAGAAGTCCGAGTTGCTACAGACTCTCAAGTCCAAGCTAGAGGTTCCTGATGAAGAGGCAGTGCGTAAGAAGTTGTCATCTAACCCGCAGTTTGCAGAAGTCCTGTTCCAGTGGGGAGTTCACCCGCCCCGTAAGATCAGTCCGACAACCGGGAAGGAGACTTGGGCTTTTGCCAAGCAGGATGAGGGGTTCCTTGAACTGACCGAGCATCCTGACCCGTTCATCCAGCAACTGTGTGCTGTACGTCTGGGTACTAAATCGACCATCGAGGAGTCCCGTATCGAGCGGCTCATCGACATCGGTGCGCGGAACAAGGGGAATCTCCCAGTGCCACTCAAGTATTACGGGGCACACACTGGTCGTTGGGCTGGTTCTGACAAGGTAAACTTCCAGAATCTCCCGAGCCGGGACGCCAAGAAGAAGGCGCTGAAGAAAGCGGTCATCGCCCCGCCCGGTTATCTAGTGGTGAACTGCGACTCCAGCCAGATCGAGGCGCGTGTACTCGCGTGGCTGGCAGGACAGGAGGATGTGACTTCGCAATTCGCGAATAGCGAAGATGTGTATTCGGTCTTCGCCAGCAAGATTTACAAACGCCCGATTAGTAAAGCGAATCCTATTGAACGGTTCGTCGGCAAGACCTGTGTTCTGGGGCTGGGCTACGGCACCGGGGCTGACAAGCTGCGGCGCACCTTGTTGACGACACCCCCCGGCGTGGAGATTTCCGCTGCTGAAGCCAAACGCAACGTCGATATTTACCGTACAGCGAACTTCAAAATTGTTGAACTTTGGCGCGAGTGTGATGCTGCGCTCTCGGCCATGATGTCTGGCCGGGACCACGGCTACGTTGGACAACATGAATGTGTGTACGTTGGGCGTACAGGAATACGTCTACCCAACGGGTTGCATATCCGATATGCTAACCTCCGTATGTCTGATGGCAAGATGGTCTATGACTCCCGCAAAGGGCCGGTCAACATCTGGGGTGGCGCAATGGTTGAGAACATTGTGCAGGCTCTGGCCCGGATCATCGTGGGTGAGCAGTTGGTCTGGGCTGATCAGGCTGGCTACCGTGCTGCATTAACGGTTCACGACGCGGGTGTATGGGTCATTAATGAGGCAGAGATTGAGGAGGCCAAGCGTAAGATCGTCGAGGTCATGTCGCTCGCGCCTGATTGGGCCAAGGGTCTGCCCGTGGCCTGTGAGTTGAAGTATGGTGAAACTTATGGAGATTGTTAATGGCTACTGAAAAAGTTCTGAATCAAAAGCCGGTCAAGAAAGATACTTCCCTTCGTGACCATTTCGCGGGGCTTGCCTTGCAGGCTTTGCTGACGCGTATCGGTGGCGACCCCGCCGTCGTTGCGGCCAAGGCGGCTATGTATGCGGACGCGCTCGTTGCGGAGTTGCACGACGAATGAGTGTCAAGTGGTCCTTCAGCGGGCTTAAGGATTTCGTGAACTGCCCTAAGCAGTATCATGAGGTGAAGATTCTACAGAAATTCACCAAGGCTGTGACCGAGCAGATGATGTACGGCACAACTGTCCATAAGGCGCTGGAGGACTACACCCGCGACGGCACCCCGCTCGCCAAGAACTACGAACGGTTCCGCCCAATGATGGATGAGTTGCTGTCCATCCCCGGCACCCGTCACCCTGAACTGAAGATGGCGCTGGATTCCCACAGAAAGCCCATCTCTTTTGATGGCGATTACTGGGTACGCGGGATTGTCGATCTGCTGATCGTGGACAACAACGATGCTTTCATCGTCGATTACAAAACAGGAAGCGCTAAATACCCGGACAGCAAGCAGTTGAAGCTGATGGCGCTGATGACTTTCGCGCACTTCCCCGAGGTGCAGAAGATCAAGGCCGGATTGTTGTTTGTGCTGCACGATGTGTTTGTCACTGAGGAATACAGTAGGGCGGATATCCCCACACTCTGGGAGGCGTTCGCTCTACCCATTGCCAGATTGGAAGCGGCAGTCGAGAGTGGGAACTTCCCTGCCAATCCGACCCCGCTTTGTGGGTGGTGCCCAGTGACTACCTGTGAATTCTTCAAGCGTCGGAGGACTTACTGATGCCCTACGTTAATAAACCCCGTCCGTACAAGAAAGAGTACCAGCAGCAGGTCGAGCGTGGTGAACACGAAGATCGCATGGAACGTCAGCGAGCGCGGCGGGCGTATGACAAGAAGGGCATCAACCGAAAGGGTAAGGACATCGCCCATGTGAAGGCGCTCTCGAAAGGGGGTACCAACAAGGATGGCACTGTCCTACAATCACCGAGCAAGAACCGCTCCTTCAGGCGGAACTCCGACAGTTCGATGAAATGAACCCGCCGTAAGGCAAGAGTGGGCGGGGGAAGGGGAAACCCTGCGGCTGCTCATGCCCGCATAACCTTGCCAGTTGGAGCCGATTTTCACTCTGTGAACCTCGCATCGGTGATCCAGCCGTCTGACCCACGAGACGGGTCCTTCTGAGGGAAGCATGGAAATCATTGACAACGCAGCTATCCGGCTGTCAGTTCCGGCTGACATTGCA